GATTTACTGGTGTGCCTACTAAGGCCTTTGGTGCTTCTTTAGATGCTCCATCAGTTAATTATAATCAAGCTTATGGTCGGTTCGATAAAGTAAGAAAAATTTACTTAGGTCTTTCAGATACAGTAGGTATAGATGGAGATTTCTTTAAATTTATAGGGGCTGATGACGGGGCTACTAGTGGTATGACAAACGGTTTCCATATGGACATTGACGCAAGTGGTGCTACTTTAGATAACTTCACATTTGTTTATGGAGATTCTAATTTCCAAAACGATGCTCAATTAGAATTATCTGGTAACAGTTACACTAAAATACAATCAAGAAAATTCACAATGGCACCTTTCGGTGGTTTTGATGGATGGGATGAGTATAGAGAAGGTAGAAGTAATACAGATAGTTTTGTATTAGGTCAAACCAATAGTAATGAAGCTTTAGCTAGTGGTGCTATTGCTGAAATGGCTCTGGAAGATGGTGACCAAGGAACGACAGCTGATTACTACGCATATCAAGAAGCTATAAGAACATTTAATAACCCTGAAGACACTAACGTTAACGTGTTTGCAACACCAGGTATTGATATATTTAATCACACTAATCTTGTTGAATCGACTATTGAAATGGTTGAGGAAGAAAGAAGTGATTCTATCTATATTACAACAACACCTGATTATGAGAATGAGACGGTAATTACTGTAGATGATGTTGTTAATAGATTAGACGCTACAGGTATTGACAGTAGTTATACTGCAACATACTGGCCTTGGGTACAAGTTAATGATACAGATAATAACGTATTAGTATACTTACCACCTACAAGAGATGTTATAACTAACGTTGCTTTAACCGATAATGTATCATTCCCATGGTTCGCTGTGGCTGGTGTACAGAGAGGTATTGTAAACGCAGTTAAAGCTAGAAAGAAATTAACTTTAGGTGAAAGAGATACTTTATATGAAGGTAGAATCAACCCTATCGCTACATTCGCTTCTGAAGGAACAGTTATTTTCGGTAATAAAAACTTACAAGAAAAAGAAACTGCTTTAAACAGACTTAACGTAAGAAGATTATTACTACAGGCTAGAAAATTAATATCTGCTGTATCAATCAGATTATTATTCGAACAAAACGATGAGGTTGTAAGAAATCAATTTAAAACATTAGTTAACCCTATTCTAGAAAATATTAGAAGTGAAAGAGGTCTTACTGATTTCCGTGTAGAAGTTGATAACTCACCTGAGTCAATTGATAGGAACGAACTTAACGGTAGAATATTCATTAAACCAACAAGAGCGTTAGAATTTATAACAGTAGAATTTGTTGTACAAAATACTGGTGCATCATTCGAAGATATATAATATTAATAGATGAATAAATGTGGGTTCATCCCACATTTTTTCTCTTTTCATATATTTATAATAAAGAAGATAAAAGATTAAAATTAAAAATAGAAAAATATGTCAGATTTACTAATGAAAATGCCTGTTCCTTACGAACCAAAGAAAAAGAATAGATGGTTAATGAGGTTCCCAGCTGAGTTGGGTATACAACAATGGTGGTTACAGTCAGCATCACGTCCTTCAATCACACAAAATGAAGTTGAGATTCCATTCTTAAACACATCTACCTTCGTAATTGGTAGATTTACTTGGGATACTATTGAAGTTGTATTTAGAGATGCTATTGGACCTTCTACATCCCAAGCTATTATGGAATGGGTTAGGTTAACTTCTGAGTCTGCTACTGGTAGACAAGGTTATGCTGCTGGATACAAAAAAGATGTTGAGCTTGAAATGTTAGACCCTAGTGGTGTTGTTATTGAAAAATGGCAACTACAAGGTACTATGTTAACCGATGTTGGATTTGGTGACTTATCAATGGATGATGACGGTATTGCAGATATCACAGCCACTTTAAGGTTTGATAGGGCAATATTATTATTCTGATTTCTATTACTCACATTATCAGCTATTTATAAAATAAATAAACGGTTTAGGACCGATTATAGCTCACGGCTATTTAAAATCACTTAAGTGTCGCTACCTAAGTGATTTTTTTTTAACTATATATGAAAATACCGATTGTAAAGTATAACGACACACTATTATCAATTATAAGTTTATTCGCACCGATAAAAGGAATTACTATTTTTCCTTTTATCATAATAAGAGAAAGGTTTATTAATTATCATTACCCAAAGGCCACTGATAAATTACTTAATCATGAGAAAATACATATCGAACAACAAAAGGAGATGTTAATTTTACCCTTTTTTGTGTTTTATTTCATAGAATGGTTAGTGAAATTGTTTATCTATGGGTTTAAATCTTATAGAAACTTAAGTTTTGAAAGAGAAGCTTATAAGTTTGAGGGAGATATGACATATTTATCTAATAGAAAGCGTTATGCTTTTTTAAAATACGTTATAAAAGAATGAGAAAACAAGATAAAAAGAAAAACATGGATAAGGTCAACAAAAAATTCCAAGATAGGATGAATGGAGTTGACGAAGAAAAAGATAAAGAAAAGGATAAATTTAAATTTGTTAAAGACATTTATCCTGAATTAAGTAGAATAATAAACTAGTATGGGAAAGAAACTTAAAATTACAGAAAAACAATTAAAAACTCTAAAAGAAAACTTACTTAAGGAAGATAAATTTAGTTGGGATGGTAAATATGCTAATGAAGAAGATATTAACGAACATCACGACGGTGAGTTTCCAGAGTCTCTAATGAATAAATCTCTAGAGCAATTTTTAGATGAATTATCTAAAAAAAGTGAAACAGATTACGATAAAGTTGAAGATATAATCGCCAAGTATTTTGCTACATCTAAAGATGAAGGTTATACTGGATTACCTAGTGATTTAGAGGTTGTGGATGAAGATAATAAACCAACAGACGCTAAATCTAATCAATGGTTTTCAGATTCAGATGGTGAAAGAGTAACCGACGGAGTGCATTAATATTTTAAAAACTTTACTTTTTCATATTTATTATTATATAACATACTAAAAATAAGTTAATAAATATGGAGAAGAAACCAAATGTTTTCCCAACATCGTCTAGGATGACTGATGAAATGAAAGAAGCTAACGAGATGGGTAGTAAAATAGCCGAAGAAGTTAGTGAACAAGAAGGTATAGGTAAGACTGAAAAAAGCGGTAGAGAGAAAGAATACGCTCAGAAGATGAATCAGGAATCTCTAGATATGTTAGAGGAACAGATGAGAAAGAGAGATGAATTAATCGCTAAAAGAAAAAATGATGGTGATGTTGGTGGTAGTGATGATTTTAGTGGTGAGGAAACCGCTAAAGTTACTTATTCAGACGCTGAGAGTAAACCACATAAAAAATTAGAGGTACCAGAAGATAGATTCGAAGAGTTAAGTAGACCTCAAGAGGATTCACCTTATGATGTAATTAAATTACCTAGTGAAGGGTTACTTTACCCTAATCAAGGTAGTTCAATAAAACTATCTTATTTGAATGCTAGTGATGAAAACCTTATTACTAACCCTAATCTTTTAAGGTCAGGTAAGTTTCTAGAAGTTCTTATCAATAGAAAAATGTTGGGTACTGATTTAAGGTACAAGGATTTACATGTCGGTGATAGAAATGCAATCATGATTTGGTTACGTTCTACTGGGTATGGTTCAATGTATAACGTTATGTTAACTGACCCAAATGATGATTATAAAGAATTTGAAACTAAGATTGATTTATCTGAGTTACCAATTAAATACTTAGATGAAAAGCCAGATAAAAATGGTCACTTCAAATATAAATTACCATTATCTGGTAAAGAGGTTACATTTAGAATGTTAAGCGTTGGTGACGTTAATGATATTGAAGACCACATAGAGGAATTAGTTGAGGAAAAGGGTTCAGATTTTGCTGACGCTTCAACTTATACACTTAAAAAGCAGATATTAGCCATTGATGGTGATAATAACTCGACTGTTGTTAATAACTTCATTGAAAGAGGAATGAGATTAGGTGATGTTAGAAGTTTTAGACAACATTTAAACAAAATTGAATCAGGCATTGATATGAATATCACTGTCGGGACTCCTGGGGGTGGGTCCATAACTACGTTTCTTCCCCTTAACGGAAACTTTTTTTGGCCTGACACATCACTATAAAAAAGATTTATTAGAAGAAATATATCTTTGTATGAAGTATTTAAATATTTCATACGGTGATTTAATGAAAATGCCTACATACGAAAGGCGTTTCTTTATAGTGACATTACAAAACCAAATAAATAAGACAGAAGAGGAATCTGAAAACACACCTAAAGTAACCAAGACTGGTAAATTTACCAGTACTAGGTCATATTCACCTAAATAAAATCCCTTAATCAAGGGATTTTTTTATTATTTGATATTTATTAAGTAGAATACCAAATACTTTTAATATATTTATAACATGGTATTTAAATAAAAATGATTAAATTATGAGTTTAAACGAAAGAATGGTAAACATAATGAAAGTTATGTTAATGGAAGTTGAACTTAAGAAGACCTTCAGTACAATTAGTAGTGGTGATAAAATAAATATCATTGAGGTTGACGACAATAAATATAGTTTTATTGTTCAGTCAAATATTTCTGGTAGGATAATAATGAAGGATTCAAGTGAGAAATCCCTAGGTAAACTATTTGTTTTAGAAAAAGACTCATTAAAAAAGAACGAATTAACGATATACATATACGATAACAGCGCTGTTAGTAATGATTTCAAAGGAAAATCATTATCTATAGAGGTTAAATATATCAGTGTATTAGATGATAAAACTGGTGAGCTTCAAAGAATTGATATAACTTCTGATGAGAAGACTATGAAACAAAAAGAAGAACTATCTAGAATTGATGAATACACTAGAATTATTAAAGAACTAGATAAGGGTGAAATGTTGATTATAACAACAGAAACCGACTCAGAAAAAGATAGTATCGTAAACGACTTAGTTTTTAAAGTTGTAGATATCAAGAAAAATTGGTACGTTTTAAATTTAGTTAAAGTTAGAGGTAATTCTGAAGGTGATAAATCTGTTGAAAGTGATAAAATTCTTGATGTTGTTAGGTCTAAGGAATTATACATTGGTAAAGGTGGATTCTTTAAGGTAGTTGATAACAAAGTGACCTTAGATTTAAGATTCGGTAAAAACTATAAAATACCTATTAAGGGTGTTATCGACGTTGATATTGAAAATGACAATGTTGGTGACACTTCAGATGATGAAACTGTAACTAATAAGGATGATTTCACTGATTGGCTTGATAATAATCCTCAATATAAAAATATAATTAATAAAACACCTAATTTTTTTGAAAAACTTAGTGGAGCCTCACCAAAAGGTGTGTTTCAATTACAAAACATGTTAAAAAAAGCAGGTACTAGTAACTCTTATTTAACTAAGAATAAATATGTTGTGATAAAATTATTAGATGGTAGAATAGAGGTTGATTTATCTAATAAACTTTTAAGTAAAGCTGGTAAAACTTATGAAGCTAAAGTCACTGATGACAGAACTCTTAGAATTGGAGATAGAAGAAAGGGTTATTGGGAAATTGAGTTATTAGATGAATACGAAGATAAAACTTATAAAACTAAAGTTAGTTTCTGTTACCCTAATGGAACTTGCGACCTTAAAACCAACGATGCTAAGATTAAAATATTAAAAGTTAAAAATAATAGATAATGGCTGAGTTACCTGATGATTTAAAAAAACGTATAGAATTAGCTGAGGAAGCCTCAAAAAGTTTAAGCAACTATAACAAGCTTTTAAATGAAACGAGAGCTTACAAGGAGAATATTGCCCATATAGAAAGGGGTCAGCTAAAAGTATCTGAAGACTTAAAAAAGAATGAGGCTGAAATAGCTAAGGCTGTCTCTAGTAACGACAAAGAGAAAGAGAGAGAATTAAAAAAAGAGAGGAGAAACTTAAAGAAATTACACAAGATTAATGAAGATGCAATTAATCAGGGTGAGAAAGAGTTAGATATACGTAAAAAAGCGGTAAAAGAGGTTAACCTTTTAAATGTAGCTAGAGAAAAAGGATTAGATATTGGTAGGAAGATTACTAATAGTTTAATTAAACAAGGTAAACAATTCTTTGAACAACAAAAATCAGTTAAAGAAACTGAGTTGTCAATGGGATTATTATCCAATCAAGCTAACGGCTTTAGAAATAACATTTATCGTGCTTCTATTAACACAAATCAAATTGGTGTTGATACTAAAGGATTAGCTAAAATACAAGGTGTTTATGCTGATAATGTAGGTAGAGCGGTTCAATTAAATGGTGAAGAGTTAGAGAATATGGCAGCCCTTGCTAAAGGTACTATGTTAGGTGCTGAAGGTGCCGCTGAGTTCGCTGGTCAAATGGAAAAATTCAATATATCTGCTGAAAGTAGTGTTGATTATGTTGAGGATGTTGTGAATAAGTCTAGTGAAATGGGACTTAACGCAAATAAAGTTATTAAGAATATCCAAAGTAATATTGGATTATTGAATAGGTATAATTTTAAAGAGGGTGTTAAAGGTTTAGGTAAAATGGCCGAGTTAGCAACCAAATTTAAATTTCAAATGCAAGATATTGCTAACCTAGCTGAAAAAGTAATTACACCTGAAGGTGCGGTAGAAGTTGCTGCTAGATTACAAGTATTAGGCGGTGAGTGGTCTAAATTAGGTGACCCATTTGAGTTAATGTATAGAAGTAGGAATGATTTGGCTGGACTACAGGAAGACGTTATAAACGCAACCAAAGCGACTGCTAGGTTTAATGAGACCACTGGTGAGATAATGATTGACCCTATGGAAATGCATAGACTTAGAGAAGTTGCTAATGCCACAGGTATGAGTTTTGATTCTTTAGCCAATTCTGCTAGGGAAGCCGCTAAGTTTGACCAGATTAAGAAGGGTATGTCAAATATCTTTAAAGATGAGGATAAAGACTTTTTAGCTAGTATGGCTAAGTTTGATAAAGAAACTGGTCAATTTAAAGTTACTATGCAAACTGAAGAAGGTGAAACTATAACTGAAAACGTTCAAGCATTAAGAAGAATAACACCTTCACTTATTCAATCTCAAAGAGATTTAAAA